TACAAATCTGAAAACACTTTTTACTAGACTTATTGCAAAGTGATTGTCGCCTGGATCTTTACTTGCGGGGATAATAATCTTTTCTGGTATTGGCATCTTATACTCCTGCATGATTGGCCGCTAGTATTAAACCAAATGCAAATACTAACCCAACCCATATTGTTGGTAGGTTATCTAATATAACCCATTTAAAACTTTTCTTATTCATGCTCACCACCTGGATCACCTTTAGGCAAGTTTACTTTATAAGGATTACCATTTTTATCTCTCATAATAACATGACCTCTGCCTCTACCATATGAGTGATATCCTTTAACAAAGTTAAAGGCGTTTGGATTACTTTCAGCAACCTTAAATGTTGCAACAGTAATAACCACTCCTCCGATAAACATGATATGAGCAATAGCACTAATACCAAATGCCCATACACTATCTACAATTAAAATTGCAAAAATACTTGACCACATAAATGCTAACACCTGCATCATCATATGACGCACTTGTAAGTCTGGAATATGTCTTAATGGATTAATCTTATGATCCATAATACCATTCCAACCTGATACAATCCATTCCTTAATCACGTGCAAACTCCTGTTGTAATTTAATGTTATCCATAAACTCTTTTTTAGTACCCATGTCTTCATTAAAAGCACCACGTAAAACTGTAGTTTGTGTTAAACTACTTCTTGCCATAATACCTCTGTTCTCACAACAACCATGTGTTGCTTGAATGTAAACACCTACGTTAGGACTGTTAGTTGCTTGTTGAATCTCATTAGCAATAACATTATTAAGTTCTTCTTGTAGTGTTCCACGTCTTGCACACCATTGGGCAATACGTGTGTACTTAGAAAGTCCTATAAGTGTTTCCGCGGCAATAATACCAATGTATGCAACACCACTCACTGGTTGGTGATGATGTGAACACATACTTTTAATTTCGCTTCTTACAACAAGCATACCCTTATAGCCATCTTCAATATGATTAGGAAATGCAGTTGCATTAGGCATTGGGTTATAACGACCTGACATTAGTTCATTGATGTACATCTTTGCTAGACGTTTACCAGTGTCCATACTGTTAGGATCATTAAAACGATCTATAACCAAGCTATCAAGCACTTCTTCAAACTTTGGTGTAAGTTCTTCGATAAGTGCTTCTTTGTCACCTGGTTGTAGATGCTTAGATATGTTGTCACCAGCCCAGTATCTATCTCCTGAGTCTTGTAACTTCTGTATTATTTCTTCACTTTTCTTCAATTCTCTTCTCCGATGTTAAGGCAGTGGATTGCCTGTACTCTAAATAGTATACACTTATTTAGGTTTTTTGTCAAGTTTATTCTGGAAAATATCTGTTCAATACTTCCAATTCATCCATGTACTGAGCGATGACAGCCAATTCTTTTTCGACTGCTTCTAATACGTCCGGATGCTCACCAATACCAACACTATTATCTAAGTAAACATTAACATTCATTTTATGTTTGTCAATGTGCCCTTGTGCATGGCTCTTAAGTGCTTTGATCATTTCTGTTCTATTAGACATTTGATTTCCTTTCAAATTGTTGTGGCAGATATTCTAAAGCAATCGTCTTATGCACATCTTCTCCAAAATGTTCTCCGTCGATTGTTTCTTTAGTTAGGTCTACCTTTTTCTCACGTAGAAACCATTCTTCTACATGATTCGTTGCGACTTGGATGTAGTCAAAGTTATAAAAAGAATTTCTTAACTTTGGAATAAGCATTTCATCTGGTATCCAAGTCCATTTGTTTAAGCCGAATAATTTAAGTTCAGCCCCATTACTTCTACATAACTCCTGTAGTATATACATCTCCTTAAACCATTCTCGTTGTGCTTTAAGTGACATAATTTCCATCCAAGTTTTTACTTTCATATAAGGTTCAGCTCTTAGGTCTGGTTTACCCATCATAAACCTTGGATCGAATTTTACTTCGAAATGTAATCTATCTTGATAATCCTGCGGATAGCATTGTAAAGGAATATCAAATACATTTCTCTTTTCGTTGTGTAATCTTTTTAACCAACAATCGATGTTGCCTTTTGTTGTCTCTTTTTCGTATAGTTCGTCTAATGGAATCATATTTTCATAATCAGGTGGATCCATCATACTTAATCTAAAACGATTCCAGTATGTGTTCTGTACTATTACTTCATCAATATCATCATATTGCTTAAACAAGAAACTTAACCATTCGCTATATTCCCACCAACCATTACTACTGTTGGCAAATATAACTCCGTCTTTGTTTGCATTGTTTGTATAAAACTCTGCCCAGTTGTTGTCATTCCACTTGCCACTGAAAGGCCAAGTGTTAATATCCAATACTGCATCTTCAGGCATACCATTAACATGATATCCGCAAGTATGACTACAACCTAATGCGGCTACTCGTCCCATAGTCTATAGTTTCCTTTCTCTGGTATCACGTGTCTTACACCACCTCTTGGATCTTCCATATCGCCTTTGCGTCTTGGAATTAAATGTACGTGTGGCCACATAACAGTTTGTCCTGCTTCTTTACCTACGTTTTGTCCTATATTAAAAGAGTCACAGTAACCACGTTCTACCCAATCATATCCCCACTTGTAAGCGGCCTTGAAACAAGCAGTCAAATGTTCCCAGTCTTCTACCTTGGGTACAAAAAGAACGTGTCCTTCTGTAACAGGGAAGCCGTCTCTAAAAACAGTAAACTCTTTAGTATCGATTAATACATTAGTCCAAGGTATATCTTTAAACTGCATGAAATTCTTCCTCAATATATCTTTTTAATTCGTGATCACCTACGTTATCAGGAACACGTTTCTTATAAAATAATTCATAACTATCACTACCGTACTTACCAATGCCATACAGTTTAGTTGCATCTTCCTGGTCCCAAGTTAAGTAGTCCTTTGTCATTTGTCTAATAGAATTCTCACGTCTATTATAAAAGCCTAAACTTTTAATTACTTTGATAACAGTTGCTTTTCTGCTTCTAAGAAACTTCTCTGGCGTTGGCCATCTATCAAAGAATTCAGGTAATACTCTTTTAACTTGTATTCTGCCTGTTTGATTAAGACATATTACACCAACGAAGTGTTGCCATAGGTTATCAACCTGTTGCTGAACCATTAAGTCTTCACGCATCATTCTACCCACTCTGTAACCTGTATCATTTTGTGTAGTTTTTCTTTTGCTTCTTTTAAATTCTTTGCAGGTACCCAAGCCTGTCCTAGTCCTTCTGTTGGACTTAATCTTTCAATCTCTAATGCAATATCACTATCAGCTTCTTTGCTCATACGTATAACTGCTGGTACTTTAAATTTTAATATATGTACCGTATCTTTTATCTCTGGAAATTTTACTATATTGTCGTCGCTCATAATCTCGGTTTACGTTTAATTAATTTTTTGGGTCTTAGTTTCAAAGCTCTACTCATTAACTTTATTATACCACCTTTTTTGAATTCTGTCAAGAACCTTTTTCTATCTAATTCTTTAATAATATCATCAGTAAGTAAACATTCATTTAATGAAACTTTTGATTTCAAATCTGGTGTAGTAAACTTTACATAACATAATGGATCACCACGTTTTACTACAAGTGGCTTTTTGATGTCGTTAAAAACAAAACCCCAACTTATACTTCTAACCCAACTATGTATGTTATAACTTCCACCAATTACTTCTCCAGGAAATTTATCCTTGTGCATAAACGGAGGAAGTATTTCCATTAAGCAAGGCTCATCTGCAATAAACAAATAATTTAAATTAAATTGAAACATTGGCTTTTTTATATCGTGCATTTCTTGTGGTTGATGTAATGTAACTAACCCTTGTAATTGATTTGTACTAACTTCATCACTTGATATATCAACTGCACCTTCTTTGGGTGTGGCAGTAAAAGACACCGGCGACTTTAAAAGAAATAGGTTACTATAGAAGCCTTGATAACTTGGGCAATCTATTACACCTCTTTTATTATAATCTTTGTTTACTATCTTTGGTGTTTTAAAACGTTCTGGTTCTATTACTAATAGTTCAGGTACAGTTCCAGTCCAACACCAACCTATATCAGCTGTCATACTTTCCTACGTTTTCCCAAGGATAAACTAACCAAACGTCTTCCTCAGCTTTATTAACTTCATCACAACGGAAACTAACCATACCAAAGTCACTTGCTAGGTTTTCAGTTAGTACTGCAAACTTAACATTGTTTCCCCATATTCTTTCCCACTTACCGGGATCGTTATGTCTTGTTTCCCAGTCATTCTTAATCCAGTTAAACGTAGCACCAGTATCATTTATATCATCTACAATTAAAATCCTTTTAGATGAAGGACCACCTGAAGCTATCTTTCCATCAAGTACACCATATGCATCATCGGCCATCCAAGCAACACTATCGCCTGTTTTACCTGTTTCGTTATCTCTTAAACTTACTTTAATTGACTCACAACGTATGCCAGTCATGTTACTAATAATTGTAGCAGGTACATTACCGCCTCTTGTGATGCCTACAATGTAATCAGGCTTCCAATTACAAGAGTACATATCAGTTACTATCTCTGTACACATCTGCTCTACGTCAGTCCATGTGTAATACTTTTTCTTAACCATCGTTGCTCCTAATATTAAAGTTACCACTAATAGAGTACCTATCAGTGTTTGTTACGTTCTTTCCAGTGTAGTGGGAAATCTTAGAATCAAATATTAAAAGCATACCTGCCTTAGGTTGTATGACTTTTTCAAAACGAGGCATATCATTTATAAAGACTGTAAAATGTATGTCACCTTGACCTTCTTCGTGTTGTGGATAATACACAAACGAGTATAAACTTTTTGTATGACTGTGGAATGCAGTACTGCCATTAGGTTCAGTTTTATGTGTCCAGATACCCGTCAGTTCGACGTCTTTATTTGCATACGCCGTTACTGCTTTTTCTACTTCCCCCATGAAGTGCATACAGGTATCTGAACCGGGGAACTTAATGTCTTCATAATGGGTATCTTCAGGGTTGGCGTCAATTCTTTCTTGCTCGTTATTAACTATTTCATACATTAAACTATCATTGTCAATGTTTGGTAAGTTAGTTTCATATACGTCAATACTTGCAATAGTATGTTTGATATCTGTAATAGGCAATGGCGGAGTGTATTCTTGGTGCCACGGGTATGTATTTTTGTTACCCATAACAATACCACCTTCAGCCTTGCCGTGTTTTTCTTTTAAAAATTTAATAAATTTAAATGTTGGAGTAAACCTATGTGTATTTCTCATAGGTGTTGCAGTATGTAATACGTTACTTTTCCAAAGTAACATTCTGCCTGGAATAGGTGGAATAGCAATTATTTCAGGATACTCAGTTCCTTCATAATTTTCTTTCTTGTTTTGTAAGTTTGTAATAAACTTTGTTTCACCACCATCATTAATATCCCAATTATTATTTGCATAAAACATAAATGTCCATGCTTCATCGCTTTCATCATCTACATGATAATAAGCAGGTTCTCTTGGAGCGAATATATTTGCGTGTGATCTTTTTAAAATACAACCATGTGTTTGTGGAAGATGTTCTTCACAGAACTTCCATAATGCATGAAATGTTTTTGTGCCTGTGTATTCTCCAGTACTCATTCCTGTTGGAGGTAAGTCTCCATCATCTACTTCTCCATATAGATAAGGCCAGTTCTGTACATCACGTACTAGTTCATTAAGCTCTGGTGCACTAAAATAATCATCAATGATTATAAGTCTGCCGTCTAGCTTTTCTGTTATGTTAGGCGTACTCATTCTTTTCTTTATCCTTTAGATACTCCTCATGACTTATCCAACGATAACCTGCATCTTTCCAATTAGTTTCAGTTGCGTTAACGTGTCTTACAAAGCCCCAATCTTTTTCTTTTTTACCCATGTAAAATAAACTCCAACATGGTATTTCATTACCTTCTTCGTCCTTGGCTAGTTCTAACCAATGCAAATCACTTGCCTTTCTAAAACGTAAATGTCCTGGACCTCTCCATTCTTTGGTAGATCCTACTACATTACCTTCTTGTGATATAATAGGAATGTGTTCCCAATATCCACCTTTAATAATAAATGCTCCCCAACTCCACGGATGATCATGCAATACGTCTTCATCGCTTACTAGTATTTTATGCAAAGTAATGTTAAAAGGAAAGTCTTTTCGATCCTTAAGGAATATATACCAACGTACTAGGTATGGTATCTTTCCTGATCTATCATATATTGTTCTTTTTCTATTCTTAAAGAAATCAAACATCAATGTCCTTTCCTGCAAAGTCGTCCTTGCATAGATTGTAAACTTCTAAAAATCTTTGATACTGTAATTTTAAAGCAGGATACTCAGCAATCATTTCTAGTATTCTATCCTCAGTTGGCCATGTTTGAACACCGGTTCCCATATCAAAATCTAATCCAAAGTCTCCGTCACCTAATGACCCTGCTCCTGTAAATGAAGTATTATATGTTACACTAGGTTGTACGCCGTACCTGTCTATACAACCACCTACAGATGCACCTGTTATTGTGTAATTATTATTATCTGTGTCAAAGCTATATTCGTAGTTTGGACTAGCAATACGTGATTCCTCGCTACTAATAGTAACGTCGTTGCCGCCGATTGTTATCTTAAAGTCTTTATTACTGTTAATGTCATCAGGATCCATTGCCTATCGCTCCATAAAGTTTTTCACCACTAAAGAAATCTGTTTTCAACTTTGCCACTTGTTTCCTTAAAGTAGGAAGATATTGATCATAGTTTTCTATGTAGTCTTTTATTCTTTCTATTATCAACACTCTGTGATTTTCATAATCACCGAAACTTTCTGTCCACTTGCTTGGATACTTGAATTGATCCAAAGCCATTTCCGCATAACTTAATCTATCTGGAACCATTGGAATAGTATCTACTAGAGCACCTTCATACCAACTAATACCTAGTGTTTCTTGTAAGTTAGCACTAAACACTAGCTTTGCTCTGCCTAATAAGTTATGATATTCCATCTTTGTTAATGATTGTTCTTGACAAACAATTAGTTCATAGTCAGGTAAGTGTGTTCTTAAATCTCTAAATATATCTGGTTGTTTCTCAGGAGCAACTCTATGTGGAAATAATATAATGTTTTCCTTAGGCATATTCCTGTAACTATCTAAACTGTTAGCAAGATATTCCATAGGCCAACCAACACGTTGTACCTTAGTCTTATCTGTTGAAAGTCCTACGTAGTTGCCTACTTCTCTAAATGCATCTACAAATATGTTTATATGAAAGTCACTTGCAAAGAAGTTGTTATCATAACATTCAAACATAGAACGTTCTGCATTTCTAACCCAAGGTTTATCACCTATAAGCCTTCCTAGAAAATCTTGCGGATCATAACTACCTGCGTGCCACAAACCACCAACGCGAATATCAACACCCAATAGTTCTGCCATATACCGTAGTTGAATAACTGTAGGATTCCAGGCATCGGTATAGAGAAAATAATCACCGTCTTTAATTTGTCCGTTACAAAACTTTTCACCTATGATCTCTAACTGCTTACTCTTATAGACATTAGTTCCGCCAAAGTTTAAAAAAGCACCAGGCGTAGTTGCCTGTGGTGTTTCTCCTCCACTTATGACTTCAACAGTTTGATTCGTTGCACGTTTTAATTGTTTAGGAAGATAGTCCTTCCATTGCTTTGTGTAACGAGTGTCTACTGCTTCTATGTCTACAATATATATCAATTATATCTCCTTCTATTCTTTAGACGTGCTTGTCTTTTTTCACGCCTTTCTTTCTTTGCTTTTGCCGGATCAAGGAATGCTCGAAACGACTTAGACTTTTCATTATACAGATCTTTCTCATTAAACCTGTATCCTTCAAATCTACAAAAATCACGAAACTTATCTAGGTCGTCAAAGATTTGTACGACTTCGGGGTTTTTAGCAAAATAAGACACGTTCAGTCCTCCTCTAGTATTTTGCGTATTCGATGTGAGCACCATTCTCTCCATCTTCTGAAACATCAATTTGAACTTCTCTGCTAGGATACTTTTCACTTATCTTTGCATACAAATCATCGCTAATCATTTCACAAGATTTGTAGTCAAGCTCTAAAGTTTTTTCGCTATACAGTTTTTCCAACCAACGTTTGAATTGAATAAATTCAATATCTCTATCATCATGGAATACTTCGATAGCAACTTTAAAATGAAAGATATGCCTATGTGGATAACCTAAGAAGCTAACATCATATTCGTCACCAGTTGCTAGTTTAGGATCATCTAACGCCGCAGGATATTTGTGGATACCTTCTTTTCTAAATGTAACCCAAATCATTCTTTTTGCAGTATTCATAGTCTTTGCTTTGCCTTCCTCTTTGTATTTTTGTCTAATAAATTCATCTGTAGACAACCGTTCATGTTCTTGTATTGTAGCATCTTCTAACATATTAATCAACCTCTTTTATTGGTTTATCTTTAGTATATTCTCTCCAATCTGTGAACTTATCAGTATTTTTGAGATCGTGTACCCTGTGTACCCAAACACCAGGATTTGTTGCTTTGAAATCTGTGTCATCAATTTTGATACAAGCATTATAGTTCAGTTGATCTATGTGTGGCATCTTTACACTAATTTGGCTAATAAAATTACTATATTCATTATATCCCATATCTAGTATTTTTTGATGAAACTGATGATCATAATCTAGTGTTGTATACCAACCTTCATCTAATAATACACTAATCATATCGTCCCAGTCTTCCAATTGATCACTGTTAGTAGGATTGAAACTTTGATTAGCACCTAAATAAATGTGTTTGCAATCATGCTCTCTAGCTTTGTCCATGACATCAACGGACATCTGAGCACCAACGACAAACAAAGTTTTCATACCATAAGCAGGAGTGTCTTCTACTTCAACACCTGTGAAATATGTAATGTCGTCTTTTACACCATCTTTATAATCACGTTTCATTTATATCTCCGTTAAATGCAATACTAATTCTATCTCTGTTACTGTGATTTATATCTGCACTATGTAACAGGTAACTTGGAAAACAAACTAGTTTGCCTGGTTCAGGTTTAATACTAAACCTTGTACTATTCCATGCATTAGGTTGTTTAATATATCTATACGGAACTGCAAAATCATATAACTGATGTGGCGCCATTAGTGTAAGGTTACCACAATGATTGTCTGCTTGTACATAATAAACACAACTTAAAACATTTCTGTCATGCATATGAACTTGATTGATATTGTTCGTATCACCTTTTGGATAGTTAATGTTCACCCATTCGTTTGTAATCTTTATAGGCTTATCAATATGGTAATAATGTTTTTGTACAGTATTCATCATACCTTGTACAGATTTCTTTAACTCATCAAAGCGATCGTCTTTTAGTGACCAATCACTCTGCCAACCCCCTGGGCTTTCGTTGTGCGGACTTTGTGTTTTTAGATCATAACAAGCTTCTAAGAGAATCTCATTATTAATGTCCGGAAAGTCCTCCAGTAACAGGGTTGGAAAGAGTGTTGTTTCTTGCATTAGTGACCTGCCAATTTATCCTTAATTGCTAGTTTTATTTTTTTAGTTCTTTTTAAAAGTTCTTCTGTTTGCCAAGATCTGTTTAACTTTCTTTCCTTTGTAAGTTCACCAGTAATCTTGTCATACCACTTATGTTCGTTCTGTAGCTTTTTCTCGCTCTTACTTGCTTTGTTCATTTTCTAACTCCTCCAACTTACTTTCTTGTAAGTCTTCTTCGTCTGTTTCAGCAACGGCTACACTATCAGCATCATCAAACAATGCATTAAATTGTGTCTGTGCATTGACAGTCTTTTTACCTGTTGCTCCTCTAGTGCCAATGATTGACATCCAGAATCTTGAAAACTCTTCAATGATCATATTTGCTTTATCTCTGTCATCAGTTGCAAAGATGGCATCTATTACATCTCTGAAGTATAGTCTATCAAATTTTTCTTGTACTAACATATTAGGATAACTACCTGCGTCATACTGTCTGTTAGCTTCTTGTACTGCATTAATATGGCTCCATACATTATGACCCATCTGTATAGCATAACTAAAACTATCCCAACTAGTTTTGCCTTCCTTACCTATCTTATTTAGGTCACCTGGAGCATAAATGCAAACGTCTTTAACAGTTAATCCTTTAGTTATTGGACTATCTGTAAAGTTTTTAAATATACCATCTGCCAATACTGCATCTCTAAAGTTACGTGTATCCTGTGCATACTTCTTATCATCAATACTTGGAACCATTCTATAGACCCATTTAGATCTATCCATTGTTTCTGTTTGAATATAAAGTTGTCCGTTAGCAGTTGCTAAGAAAGGACTTGCACAATCAAATGTTGCAGTATAGTTTTCGTTGTGATACTTACGAACTGCTCTTTGAATGTCAGTAAGTAGTACTGCCCATTCTAGTTTACTTGTACCTAAGAAGTGCATAAAGTCATGCTTACCTTTTTCAAGTAAGCCATCAAAACGTAATGCTACCAATCTTTTTAATACTAGATGTATATCACACATATTTTGTCCACCCATGGACCAACCATTAAAGTGATCTGTGTATTTCTTAGGATCACAATAGTCTTTCATTTGTTGATACCAGTCTTCAGCATCTGTATGATTTTCACCTTGTAATACATTTAAGAATTTACAATTACCATTACGATTTTTCATAAAGTAATCATTGTTAATACGTGTAGCATTAACGGCATCCTGATAGTTATCAATACCCGTTGCTTTTGCACCAGCAGGGGATCTTGACACCCAGGCAGGAATATCAAGTATCATTCCATAGTCCATATAAGCATCCATCCACGTAAGAACTTGTTCACGTTTCTTTTTAGCTTTAGGACAGTTAGGATCTTTCCAATCACCTTCCCATACACCCTTACCAATCTGGAAACCACCTGAGTCTCCTAGTAACCAACTATTGTTACGATCCCTGTTACGGATCATATCTTCTTTGGGTGAATCTTTATTAACGTCTAGCTCGGCGTGTCCTGCCGAATATAGACTCCAGTGATAATTAAACATACTAGCTTTAGGTTCAAGCCAGTTCATACTCTCTACTTCAGTTGGAAAGTTACTAGGTATCCTAGTCTTATCAACATATTCTTCATAACGTTGCTTACCTATAAACGTAGCAAAGAATCCACTAATGGCAGGGAGAAATACTGCATAGTCTTTTTGGGCATTAGTAAGATTAGTGTTCATGTAAACTCCTACTTGCTTTGTGCAGGTAAAATATAATTATATGTTGCCATACCTGAATCAACAGTAATTTGCATAGCACCTTGATCTGAAATCTTCATTGTAAGTTTACCATCAAGTCCAAGTATCGATTGTACCTGTGCTACTGGCCAACTCCAACTATGTTTAAGTTCACCTGTAATACCTTTAGCAAAGTCAAATGATCCTGCGTGTGTGCTATGATCACCAAAGTAAAATACAAGATTGTTATTTTCAGTTTTTACTGTAAACACAGTTTCTTCTGTGTGTGCCGCACTTTGCAATTTCATTCTTTGAATACTTGCCATGCTTGGCTCTAGTTCTACTTCCCAACTAGCACCTTTAAACTTAACACTCTTAAGTTTTTCATTAATGATTTCTTGATTCATAAATCTGTAATCATTCTGGAAGTCACCACTTTCATTTTCAAAGTGAATATGTGTAGGAACTTCAGCACCATTTCTAGTTGCTTTCTCTACAGAAAGTTTTGCGTTCTTCTGATACTCTGGATTCTTTAAGTGTAATGCTAACTTGTCTAAGTTAGGCATACCAAATGTTGCCGCAAACTCTGTTACAGGATTTTTAGTATCAGCAGTTAGAATAACACTTCTGTCTTCTGCCATACTTTCGATTTGTGTATTTGCGTCATCTCCTGTAACCTTCACTAGATTCAAAAAACCTAGAGAATGTGTATGTGCAACTACATCTTGTAAGATATCTTTCATTTACTTTTCTCCTTTGATCTTATATTGTACATAACTTTAATCATAAAGTCAAGTCCTTTTGCGACTTTAGGTACTCAAATAATTTGATTTTAGGTGACCATCCAAAGTCTGTTAATTTCGAAATGTCAGCTTTATTGCATAACCTTTCGTTCTCACCACCGATTCTTTCTTCAACTTTTAAATCGAAAAAATCCGTAATCTCTTTTAGGGGTGTGCTTATACCCGTTCCAATATCATATACACCAGGTGCTTCACGATTCATAAGAAACGTAATGGCACTACAAACATCATCTATATGGATAAAGTCTCGTTTATGATTAGTATGAATATACTCTATTTGGTTTCGTAGTAAACGAGGTACGAACATATTGGGCCTTTGCTGACTGTTACTGTATATAGTGCAAAAACGTAGTCCCGTACTTGTATGTGGTGCAAGTTTTTCTAATGTGTATTTTGTCATCGCATAAGGATTTCTATCTGGTTCTTTTGCAGTACTAGAACTTGCATACATAATCCTTGTGCCTTTAAAATGATCAAATAATCTTTTTGTTGCTATAACATTGTTCTCCCAATATAGTTCAGGGTGGTCTAAACTCTTACCTATACCGCTTTCACCTGCTAGATGAATTACTAGATCAACATCATAGTTTAAATCACAGGTAAGTAAGTCTTTGCCATCAGCTCTATCAATACATTGTACCTGATGAGCCGTCAATTTTTTGACAAGGTGGCTTCCTAAAAATCCCTTACTTCCTGTTAATAATATCTTCATCTTCCTAAAAACTTTTTCACCCCTTCGATTGGATTGCGTAAACCTTCATATGTATTGTCAATAAAGTCAATATGTTTGTCTAATTTCTTAGTTAACTTATCAAACTTCTTTTCAATCCTTTCGAGTCTTTTTTCTATTTCAATTAGTTTCTCTTCAATCATTTTTTAACTCCAAAGTGTTTAAATGTAGACTGTATACATTTTGCTTGGTAGTAACAGTCAGCCAATGCATTGTGCATTTCTTCTTGAATAGCTTTACGTGGATCACTTGGCATCATACTAAACACAGTTCTACTATCTCTAATTTGCCAGAAGTTCCACGGACAAGGTTTTTTAACATTCTTATATAAATTTTGTAATATAGCATAATCAAACAATGGACCTTGGCACCATAACTGATCAATACCCACACAGAACTTATTTAGAGCTTTTGTAAGTTGATCCATGTTTACACGATCCTCGTGTTCACCAAATGCTTCGTCCTGAATGTTCTTTGGTTGTTTGGTCCACCATTCCATTGTATTGTCATCTATAGTTCTACCTAGTTCTTCTGATTGTTCTTCGATGTCGCAACGTAGATACAATCCACTATGGGGTTCAACATCAGTATAAGGATCAAACTTAATTGCTCCTACAGTGATGATAACACTATCTGGCTCAACGCCTAGTGTTTCTAAATCTATCATTCCATGTACTGCCATTATTCTGCACCTCCAAAGTCAAATAGGTTATTAAATGTGTTCTTTTGTAGTGTACTTGCAATATCATAATTAAGTACACCAATTAGATTATCTAGCTTGTTGTCAATGATAGTTGACTCCATAGCATCTCCATCAAATGGCAATTCTTTAAACCATTCAGGAATACGTAATTCATCTGTAGGATAAGCAACACTAGTATAACCTAATGGATTTTGTTTTAGTTTACAAACAATAACTTTCATACCATCAACAATCTCTTGTGAATACTTGTCATTGTTCATACGTTTAAGTGTGTTCCAATTAATACTTGCTCGAACGTGTCCGGGCATATTTGCTTTACCTTCACGTTGTTCCTTACGTTGATAATCACCAATTCTATTTGCACGTTTAGGTGAACCTTTCTCATAACCAGGACGTAGTTTAAACTCTGTTCTAAATTCGCTAATACGTTCTAAGATATCTTTTTCACTTGCTTCTTGTAGCACCATCATTAGCAGTTCACTTAAGAAGTCTTGCATAAACACAGGAGTATCAGAACGTTTAAGATCCAAGCCCATGGCTTTTACTTTACCTGGCTTGCCATCTACATCTGTACGTTGTCCTTCGTTGTCATATATCAAGGCCGCATATCTTTTCTTTGTAATGTACAATCCGCTTTCAGCAACAATCTCTCTACCCGCCGCGATAACGTCCGACCGACTTTTTGGACAATGGAATGCCTCCATCATAAACTTACCAAATGTTTTGTTTGCTTCTTCGCATACTTGATCATAAAGTTTTATAACACTATCCTTTGTCCAAGGAATCTTGCCTTCTTCTATTTCTTTTTTCAATATCGGAAATGCACTAAAATAAACGGAGTCAGTATCACCATATATAATGCTGTCTCCTACGTGATCATATTTGCCTGTAATAACTTTATTAACTTCGGCGCTCATGTGCTTTGCAATAGCTCTACCTGTAAGTGTTGTTGATTGACCAATACGTTTATCAAAGAATCTACAACCTGGATTAAGTATTGCACCATATAAACTATTTAGGTTAATCTTCTTAACTAGCTGACGTTTATCCCAAAACGCAATTTCTGTTTTATTACCTGCATCAATGGCTTTTCCTTTCATAGCCTGTAGCTCTTTACGTTCGCTATACCAACGTTTCAATAGTCCTGGAATAACACCATCAAATTCATTTGTAAGGATAGTACCATTAGCAGTAAGCATCCATGGTTGATTGCTATTATAAATTAGTTTGTATACTTCTGCACCACTTAATATTTCACTTTCGCCATTCTCAAAGTCAACAGTAAGACTAACATCTTTCTTCTTCTCCATGACAGCTTCATATTCTATTGTGCCGAACTTACCTTCCCATGCACCTGCAAATGACTTCTTCTGTAATGTCATTTGATCATCTACAAATGCCTGTGTTAGTTCGGGACGTAGTTGTCCAACAATAGTTGCTGGATCCATATTCAATGCTCTAATAACAGATGGATACAGTGAATTCAAGTCCATTGATCCTATCCATTTGTGTAAACCTTTTTTAGGAAATGCCACATAGGCACCTGCCGCCGCAGTATTTTCCTCATCACGTTTAGGCCTATTAGGAACCTGTAGTCCTCTGTGATGTGCTTCATTAATGATTGCTTGTTCTGTAACTGCTACCGCACCCATTGTGGTCTGTAGCAAAACAGTATTTGCATGAGCTAGTTCATTACTAAGATCGATAAACCTTAGTTTTTTGTCCAGCTTGTCCAGTAGTGCAACGTCTTGTCTGTTGTACTCAATGAATGTCTTGAAGTCATTGTTATAAAGTTGATCGAGTGTACCTTCGTAAACAGTTTTGTTTTCACCGATCTCAAGTTCGCCAATAGCGTCAAGTCTGTAAGTGTGTCGTTCTTCATATGTGTATTTACGATATAATTCTAAACTATCTAAATGCACTCTACCTATTAGGTCATAGGTTTCAGCTTTCTTACCATACTTCTCATACTCACGTTTCTTAGGAAGTTGTTTCCATAAACAGAAACGTCTAGTATCATCTTTACTTAAAACTCTTGAAACACGGTTAACTGTATAAGGAATATCATAACCTTCACTGTTCCAACCTGTTAGTATGTCTGCGTCTTGTATGATATCAAGAAATGCTTCTAGCATATCTCCTTCTTTTTCATACAAGTATGTGTTAGGGAATTCTTCTACTTCTTTCTTTGCCTGTTCCATTGTTAAGCCCTTGGGCGGAAGTGCAAATGTTACAAGACTATCTAGCCATTGTAAGTGTACTGTGATTGCAGTAATTGGCATGAAAGGATCACTAGGATCAGCAAATCCTCTTTCAGGATCAAAGTCTGTCTCAATATCAAAAAAGCAAACATTTAGTTTAGGAGCATCAACATTTAAGTATTGTTCACTTAAACATTGGAATATTGGATTTACATCACTTTCAAATAATTCTTTGTTTTGATTGATTGCAAGTTCTTTGCGAAACTGTTTTGTATTTCTAGCAACAATCCTACTTAATGGATCGCCATAGATACTTTTGTATTTGCCTCTGGCATCTTTATAAAAGAATGTATATTTGACCGGGTATTCTGTAAAATGTCTCTTTCCGTCTTTTCGTTCTACTACACGGATAACATCTTGGTCTCTATCGAATTGTGCGTCTACGTAACTCATCTTTTCTCCTGTATGTCATTTGAGGCTGACAAATACCAAATAAGTCGCTTATGGCCGACTGTGCCTTCTTCATAGTGTTGCTAATATTATACCTGAAATCCCAACTAATGTCAAGACCCCATTTGTTATTATCAACGCCGGTTCTTTCCACATAAATGAAACTATTAACCAAACTGCTCCACCTAGTGCTAGTAAGCCTGGTCCTATTGGATATAACTCAGGAAATCCTGCGTTAATAAAAGTTCCAATTATTAGTATTAATGTTGCTACCCATTTTAGTATAACATCAATCTTCAATGCCTTGTTGTTTAAAATATTCTCTATCATTTATTGCCTTATCGTCTATCCAAATATCGTATACTTGTTTGCCTGTTTTTATTGTTGTGGCTCTTACACCCCAATTCATTAATTGTCTTACGGTAAATTCCTGCCAATCTGTGCCTGAATTACCGCCCCTTGCAGTATAGTAATGTATCTCATTACCTGCGTCATATAGCCCGTTTAGGTGCTCTATGCGGTCTCTACGTGGCTGACTTTCCTCATAGTTACTGTTTACAGTATAACAGATAGTTCCGTCTATGTCAACCATATATTTCATAAAAATAACTTCCAAAGTGCTATGGTATTCATAGTAGTAAACCATGCGGTTAAAACCATAACCCATGCTGAACTTCTATAATATGCTCCAAAGAATCCTGTAACACTTCCAATCCAATAAAATGGAATGAATATGTCTGGCCTTGGTGCAAGAACTGTATAGGTAAGAATACCACTACCTATAATCACCGTAATAGCACTGACCATTTCAAGGTAAAATGCTGTTGGGTGCGACTCGTAGCTTTTTCTAAAAAATGACGAGATACTCACTACTTGTCTTTGCCTACAGTAACAACCAAAGTTTCTAGGTCGTCAAATGCATCTGCAACTTTATGCCAGTCACCTTTGTGTGCAATCTTAATTGCCTTGTTAATGGTTGCTGGTTTGATGTTCAGTTCTTCTGCTACTGCTTTTACAGTATCCTTAAGACCTGTATTTAGGTCCTCAACCTCTTGCATCACTTGAGCACCTTCGTTTACAAGACGTTCTAGCTTTTGCTTTTCGTCCTGTCCATATACTCTATCACTCATTATATTCTCCTTAAATTATAAGTTTGTTTATTATACACTCTTAGCCTGTGGTCTGTCAATAGTTAAATTACCTGCAATGACAACTCTTTCTTTTTCATTTACTTGTGGTGGCACACTATGAGTTACCCAACCTGGGAATACTATCATAAGTCCTGAATTTGGATATATTGCATTACCACTCGTTGGAAAGACCAACGGAGCATCTTCAGGTGTCGCATCTACATAATAAACGAAACTCCAAATTGCTGGGTGGTGTGCATGAGGGTTACAACTTTCTCCCTTTTTATATACGGCTCCCCAACAATCAGTAATTGAATATGTACCTAACTCTTTATGTACCAATCCTCCTTTAACAACATCAATTGCAAAATCGATTATCTTTGCAAAGTCAGGATCTTCAAACATAGTCCATTTAGTCATGTCGGCTTGGACATTAGTTTTTCTAAATTGCTGATCACCTTCAGCTCTAATTTTTTGATCTAGAATTGGATTAAGTGTTTCAAACTCTGGATAAACCATTGTAAAAACATCTGCTTGTTCTTTGAATTCTAAACTCTGTACGTTAGGTTCTAACATACAACTATTTAATCTTATTAAGTTTTGGTAGTATTTAAGGTGGCTTTGTAGGCTTCTTCGAACCCTTCTAGATATATGTATGCTTCTTCGTTATACCAAACTCGTTTGAAATAACTATCATAACAATCTAATATACATGATTCGGTTGCGTTGAAATGTCCTTTGACTATCCAAAAAACTCGGTAAGCATCTTTACGTTTTGCTTGATCCAATCTCTTCCTCGTCCTTTGATTTATATTGCCACTCGTCAGTATGTCCGACGGACCACTTTGGATTATTTTCTACTGTATAATTTTGTGTACATACTTTGAAGTCTGGCATTTTACGATCACCGATCACAAGACTTTGGTCTGTGAATATAACTCTGTTGTTTGGCTGTGCGGCAAACTGACCATTGTTCATTTTAATAAAATTAAATGATTTGTGTTCCGGATCGTGTTCTGAAAAATTAACATTAAGAGTTGAATGTTGTGAATGACACGTGTCGAGTGTAAACATATACTCGCCCTTGTGCATCTTTTTATCCTTGCCAAAGAACTCACAGTCTGCTAACATAGGTTTTTTAATTACTGTAATATCATAATCAAAACAATCCCATATCTGTAACGTATCTAGTGGTAATTGGTCTTCTGGATTAATGTCTGTTTTCCAGACAAATGCTGACAAAGGAAGTTTATCATATAAAGCACCATACTCTGTTAGTAATGTTTCAACATACAAAGCCTTGCCCATTATACTTCTAATTGAAATCCATATTCCAGGAGTAAACTCTCCGTGACCTTTTTGCAGATCATATAGGTATTCTTTTTTAACGAATACTTCGACGGGTGGTATGTTATGGACTAGAAAGGCCATAGAACTCCTCGTTATGTTAATTTATAATGTATTTATGCTAGGCTTGGATTGCCTTGCCTTTTTGTAGGGCAACGACGAAATTTCTGTAACCTGTTTTGCTATCAAGCATATTCTTACCATCTGACCATTTAGTACCGTCAAATGTCCAAGTAACTTTGCCATCACTATATGCTGATCCAGGTTTTACGTCTTCTTGTCTTGGTAGTTTTTGTGCAGGCTCCGGAGTAGGCGCCGGTGCTTTTGTATTCTTTTCTGGTGCTTTAGCATTATCTTTGCTACTAGAACTGGAAGGTTTGTCCTTGCCAAGTCCGACTAAATTACGTAGTCTATCACCACCTGTTGGTTTCTGTATGTTTGATAACTTATTATCACCGCCGAATGTTTTGACCAGCTTATCAGAAAAGTCAGTACCATAGTCCGCAACGCCTTTATAAACGCCTTTTGGATCTGGTTTTTCTGGAAGGAAGTCTTTGGCTCTCATTGAACTACATCTTTACGCAGTTATCAACAGTCTTGCCACCCTTTTTCTTAGTACCCATACGTTTGTAACCTTTCCAGCATACTTTGCCGTCAACGCCTTTTTGTTTTTCGTATACATACTCGCCTTGTTCTTTTGCAAGTTTATCTGCTAGGGACTCTTTATAACCGTCTTTCTTTTTAGCAATAGCAATAGCCGCCTGTTGTTTAGGATTCTTTGCTTTGCCTTCACTTACTGGATCACAACCACAGTCGTCATCACATTTACTATGACTTTCGTGTGTGTCACAACCACAGTTTGCACTTTCACTTACTTCTTCGAACTTTTGTTCGTAGTCCATATTGTGATATACTGCACCCATATAGTCTGCGGCTTTAGTAATCTTAGATTGTACCCAACCCTCTAAGCCTTCTTGCTCAGATACATTCTTCAACATCTCATGCATCTTGATTGAGTATTTTGCAATTTTGTATAGCTGAGCACGTGCCATTTGCACTTCGTGATCTTGCTCGACCTTGCTGGCCATATCCGCTAAATTTTCAACTAATTCTTTATCTTTGTTCATTGTAAGTTCCTTACTATTATTTAGCCGTTTCATTGGTTGACCGAATAGTCCATGGCTCTTGTTATCTAGTGCGTTATCTGTTGGTTTTTGTGTCTTAGGCTTCTTTTTGCTGTTTGCTATGTGTGGATTAGCCACTGTTGCTATATTACCGGCACTTGTTGCACCAGGTGTAGCAGTTTCATCTACTTTAGGATCGTTGCAATTACAATGCGGACAAGTTGGTTTACATTCACAGTCTTCACGTTTTACATCTGCTCCACAACACTTGGGCGAACAATGTGTGTCTTTTTCAGATTCATTAATATCGTATGCATCTTTTCCCTTGTGCTTGTCTTTGCGTGGAATATCTTTAGTTTTGTCACCATGGCTACCTGCGGCTCCACTTTTACGTAAGCTCTGCATAGCCTGGAAATTAGGATCTCTTGGCTTGTTAACTTTAGGTTTTTTAACTTCTCTTATACGCATAGCAGTATTTATCTTTTCATAAGTTGCATGATCTCTTTTAAACTTCCATTGATCATGTGTACTCTAGCTTCTTTTTGTCCACGTAAACGTAGTGAATCGTATCTATGATGTCCGTTAATGATATAACCATCTCTATCAACTAGTATAGGAGAGTATTTCTTATCGCCTGTGCGTTGTAATGCTTTACCTAGTTTAGCCCAGCTACGATCACGTTGTACGGGCTTTAGCTTGTCTAATGGTGTTTTACCCTTACGTGCAATAAACTTATCTACATCTTTGCTCTTAACTTGTGGAGGTTCTTTGCCATCTGTTGGTTCTGGGTCAAAGTTATGATCCTGATATCCTGATACATTACCAACTTGATATCCTAAACGTTTTAAGTTAGCAATCATATGTTTAGCTTCTTTATCTCCTCCAAAGAAGTTCAGCATAATATCTTGATCGCCCATGTTAGCATCATCTGGTTCAGTTGTTGCTATGTTGGCCATGTTACGTCCTAGTTTCATAAAGTCGTAATCAGTAGCATCTGAATCTACTGAATAACTGTTTTTAGGAAATGGTATAAGATCGCCTTCTTTTGCCATCTTGGTTGCTGTTGCATACATAACCGCATCAGCATCTTTACCGTAACGTTTTTTAAAGTCCTTTGAATTTTTCTTCATACCTTTTACGAAACGTTCCTTGTCTTTCTCTTCGCCTTTTGTCAATTCTCTCTCCGTAGCTGGTTGTTCAAAATATTGTTTTAAATTTTTAGCAGTTCTTTCAAACTTATGATCTTTATGTTTAAATCCTACACCACCTGATGCTTCCCACTTACTAACGTTCTGACCAAAGTCATCAATTAGTATGTTTGGAGTGCCATCTGAATTTTTAGCATACTTGCTTTTCTGTGCAGTAATAATTACTTCTTTTGGTGGAAATGCTTTTAGGTTCTTTTCAACCCATTCTTTTTTACTAGGTTCTACTCTAGGGTCATCAGCCATTGGTGCTGAAAGTATAGAGTACTCACCTTTAATATCTTTAATAATAGATAGTAAGTTATCTGCATTAGAAGTAGGTTTTAGATTAATCCAAAAGTCTTTTGTATCTCTAATTTTTTGTAATGCGGCATCTACGTCTTTGATTTCTTTCCAATCGCTAACACCCATCATCTTAGTCCACGGACCAAAGAAGTCTACAAGAACTCCGTCCATGTCAACGTATATCTTACTTGCACTTGACAATTCTGTTTCGTCTTCGTTTGCTTTGTTATTGCCCTTGTTCTTAAAGTCAAATCTGTTGTTAGGTCCTTTTCCTGCTTTATGTACTAAACCCATTGGTTTAATAGTTTGAGGCATAATCTTCCATTCGTTCCATATTTCTTTCCTTGACTCTACCAACCCATCTGGTACATCAAATTGCCATACTTTGCCTTTACCAGTTGCTTTCATTACAGCAGTAAGTCTTGTATTACCGCCTACTAGTTCTAAATGCCCGTCACTGTAACTTGCAACAATAGGTAATTCAATTGAACCTTTTTCTAGTTGTTTTAATGCTCTTGCTTGTTTATCTTTATCAAGGTTATCAAAGTCTTTAACATTAACAGCATCAGTATTACTCATCTTTTGAACTGTTTTAGTATTGTATTCAACTACTTTGCCTTTATTTACAAGCTCAATCCATTTATCCTTACCTATCTTTTTAAATTCTTCATAACGTGTTGCTTCGTCCCACTCGCTATCAAGATTAGGCTTTGTATATGTTATATCCTTTCTAGACTCTGCCATGCCCAAATTAAATAATGTATTTGGGTCACTGTTTTTATGAGCCTTCTTGTGCATATTATATACTGGAACTCCTTTTTTGTCAACCTTTAATCCTAGTTTGGCCGCTTGTTTCTTGATTGCGTCAGGACCTACGTCGTGTGTAGTGTTAACACCCGGTACAATTAATCCAACACCTTCGTAGAGTTGACGTAGTTTCATTTCTTTTTTCTTCCTCTAAAACTAGGAACACCGGTCATATAAGGTTTACCAAACCAAAGTTTAAACCAATCCTTATCTCCAGGCTTTAGCCCTAACTTCTTTTCTTTTTTTCTAATGGCAGTTGCAGTGATACTAGGATTCTCGTCTACTTTGTATTCAGTATATCCTGTAAACTCATTAATACCTGCTAGTTTCTGTAATCTTTTTATATCGTCCATTACTTCTTCTTGCCACTTTTCATATTAGCACACCAGTGATACATCTTTGCTTTTTCACCTGATGCCTTCTTTGCTCTTGCTCTTAGATCAGTTACTGATCCGTTGCAACTTGCACCAGACTTTTTAACACGACCTGGTCTGCTTTTACCTTTTTTTTTACCGTCTGCAAAGTTTTCATCTTGCTTGTACGTAAATTTAAAGTTTAAATTCTTAAAAAGATTTACAGTTGTCTTTGCACTTCTTAAAGCCTTTTGCATAAGCTCTTGTTCGTCTTCTGATCTGCCATCATAAAAACGTAAAAATTTGTTTGCTTCAGATGGTTCAATATAAACTTTACCACCTACACTTATTTCATTTGAATCTGCGTTCCAACTTAATGGAAAAGGTTTGCCGTCACTTCTACTTGCTATGTTATTAAGTACATCTAGTTTAGGCTTCTGTTGTTTAACTACTAGCTCGTCTAGGTTTTCTTGTACACCCATACCAGCCTTAACTTTAGTAAACATCATCTGTGCTAGTTTCTCATCTCCAGCAACACCTTGTTTGAAAGTTTCAAAATCACCTTCAGCGGCCGCGGCTTTCATTTTACTTGCACTCATTCCTTCTGCACCTTCGGCATCAGGATCACGTTGACCTGCACTTACAATATTAATGCTGTCAAATGTATAATCTTTTCCGTTGTAATCATTTAAAAGTTTTGTAAAGCTATCTACTCTATCACTACCAGCTACATAAATTATATCTGTGTAACCTTTTGCTTCTAAACTTTTCATAGCATCGATAATAGTTCTTACTTTATTATCACCAATAGCAATACCACTAAAACTTTTTTGTGCAAAGAATACTTTTTCTGCAAATGACAAAGGATCTGTCTTAGGTTTTTGCGTATGTGTTAAGAATAGAAAAGGTTCGCCTTGTTGACTTTTTATTACGTCAACTAATTTTGCGTGTCCTATAGTAGGTGGGTTCATTCGCCCAAAGGCAAATACGGCAGTCTTAGAAGCTTCGAATAGCTCTCGCAGAAACACTAGTACTCTCCATCTCTAATCATCTCCATTTCGTCACCATATATCTTTTCGATGATCTCTGTTTTTTCATCGTCACTTAAAAGTTCTTCTGGTCTTTTTGGGATATCATACTTTGAGCAATAATGTTGACAGCCTTTCTCAATCATTGGCCCCATGTGTTGCATTTGATCAATTGGCTCGCCTTTTTTAAGTTTATCCTGCATAGTTGCCATTGTTGGATAATACATTTTACGATAGAAGATAGGATCGTTTCTCATGTGTTGACATAAGTCTTCAACAACATTGAATCCTAAATCTTGTTCGTATTTGTCTTCAGAAAATTCAACTAGTTTTACCATTTACGACAACTCCAATATCTTGCTTTTGTTCTTGGCCCTGGATTATCGCAGTTGTGTCTTGCACGAAAACTTCTGCGTCTTGCAGGGTTTGATTTTTTGATTCTCATATTAGGATCACCAAAGTTTACTTTTTTAACATTTTTAGTCTTTGGATCTTTGACGTATACTTTAAACTTCTTAACATCGCCTTGCATTGGCTTTCCAAGTTTTACTTTACGTCCTTGGTATTCAGCTTCGTCTACAATCTCGTCTTCGTTAAACCACATATCACCATATGCAATATAAAAATCATCACCGTCGTAAGTTTCTTCAACCCAGCGGTTTTGTTCCTCTGTTTCTTTTAAATAATCAGTAAATGTTTTAGACATAGAATACTCCTATACTAAGAGTATTTATCACAGTTTAAAGCTAGACGGAAATTTCGATATCGAAGTTATTGTGGCCTAAATCAAACAATTTGTGTGCTAAACGTTCAGCTATGACGCTTGATTCTTCATCGTTTAGCTGTTTATGTAGCTCTACAGCAAGTACAGAGCCACCCTCTATAGTATCATATGTTTCGTAGTTAGTTTCTTCTTCTAATAAGGCCTCATCAGCACACTCTAGCACAGTATCAACTAGATAATCGTCTACTTCACTTAAATCTTTGTTTTCCCATACTATATTAATAAAATGTTTCATGATTATACCTTAATGATTCAGCAATATGCTTTGTACAGTTCCGCTTGTAAATGTTACTACTGCTCTAACCCATACAAAGTTACCTGTAAAATTGTAAAAATAAGAACCTTCTGTTCCCATGGATTCAGTACCATCAATGTCAAAGTAGTCCGCTTCTGCAGGATCAGTTGCAAGTGTTCCTTGCATTTTTATAGTACCGTTAAAGCCTGCAACGTTGTATTGTACTGTATGAAATCCATCTGCTCTGCCATAGTAACCGTCACCTTTAAACTTGGTACCTGTTACTGTAGAAGAAGTAGAGTCTCCTGCGTGTACTTGGTTTGACATTATTGTTTCTGAACTGGACATATTATTATTTATCCGAATATACTAGCCTATCGATCCTCATGATATTGTTATGTAAGAACAATCTAACTATGGTAAGTATCTTGTCATCTTTTACATACAAGTACTTGCCCTTCAAATCTCTACCCTGCTGTAGATCACGTATTAGCCTATCCCCTGCTTTAACCTTGCTGGTGTTTTTTACACAATAATCTGCAAAGTTCTTATCAGCAGTTCCATTTAAGTTTATCTTATAATTGTATTCGGAAGGCTTATCTAAGTAAATTGTGTTTTTTTCTAGGGTATCTACTGTTGGTTCCCATAACCAAGGAACATCATTTATTTTTCTTGAAATCTTCTTCAACCAATCGATATCATTGGAGTATATGCCTAGTCTTGATCCTTCACATCTAAGCATAAAGTCTACATCATCTTGGAAAGCATTTACAAGTATCTTAAGATCATCAAAGTCTTCAACTTTTATCTCTTGTTCTTTCTGTGACCACCTATGCATTTTAAAAGTTAGTGGTTCTCCTTGTGTGGACTTACGTTGTAATTGATCTATAATAACTCTAGCATTGTCAAGACGTTTGTTTCTAAAGATATGTGTGCCAGAATTGTACACACCTAGCTTATAAGCATACTTGTCCCAGAAGAGTTTATTAGTTTGTCTTTTGATCAATTTTCTCTCGCTTCTTAACTTTGGTATTTAATACAAATTCTTTTTCGTTAATATCTATATTTAAAGTACCGCCATCTTTTAAGTCACCAAACAAGAGTTTTTTGGATAAAGGTGTCTTGATGTCTCTATCAATTACACGTTGTAAAGGTCTTGCACCCATCTTAGCATCAAAGCCTTTGTCAACTAGTAAGTCAATAGCACTATCAGATACAGTAGTTGTAACACCTTTCTCTGTAAGCATATTTTTTAGTTCTAGTAAGAATTTACCAACAATCTTGATCATAGTATTCTTTTCAAGTTTGTTAAACGTCATTGTTCCGTCTAATCTATTCCTAAATTCAGGTGCAAAGAATTTTTTAAGTTCTTTATCTTCATATTCTTTTTCCATTTCACCAAAGCCAATAGCATTAGTTTCAGCTTCTTGTGAACCTAAGTTAGTAGTTAGAATTAAAACAATGTTTCTACAGTCGGCTGTCTTACCATTAGATCCTGTAACAAATCCATTGTCCATAATTTGTAGTAATAATGAACTTACATCAGGATGTGACTTTTCTATTTCATCTAATAATAGTACACAGTTAGGATGTTCTTGTAATTTGGTAATTAACAATCCTGCATTTTCTTCAAAGCCAACATAGCCCGGAGGAGAACCAATTAGTTTTGATACAGAATGTTTCTCTTGGTATTCTGACATATCAAATCTAACAAGTTTTACACCAAGTTGTTTGGATAGTTGTCTAGCAGTTTCAGTTTTACCAACACCTGTTGGACCCATAAACACAAACGACCCAATTGGTTTGTTTTCTGCTTTAAGTCCTGCTTGAGCAACAAGTATCTTATCAACTATTTGATCTACTGCTTTATCTTGACCGTATATTTCGCCTTTTAGATTCTTTTCTAAGTTAGCAAGGTTGCTTGATTCTTTTTCTTTAACTGTTTCCTCTGGCAAGTTAACTGCTTTAGAAAGTTCAAA